ATAAATGTACATGTACAATAATATAACAAGCCCCCTACGCCCCTCGCCTGCGACGCTTAGTAGACCTAGAAGACGGAGAAGATACAGAGGACCGTGGGCGTTTTATAGCAGATCTGGGGGAGACCCCTGTTTGAGACAAAAAGCGCCGGCCAAGGGGATAGCTACTAAGATCCGAAGACAGGCGTTCTGTAAGATCCACAGTCCAAAAAACAAACTTTTCATATGGATCTGCCTTTTCCTTAGGGGGCTCTGCAGTAGGACAGCGGGTAGCCAAAGAATCAATAAACCTGTACGCATCCCCAATAGATGGTGCAGGAGGGGGTACAAAGCCTAACTGCCAATCATCAATAATACCTGGATCCATTACATTAATATGAGACAACACATCAGCAGTAAGAGGAACCTTGCACAATTGCAAGATAAAAGATAATTCAAATTCCTCCACATGACGTGTGTAATGTTTATATTTAGATGCATTATATTGCTGCATAGGCGCAGCATCTGCCTTTACATTAATAGTGAAGTTTACATTACGAGTGTTGTCCACCATAGTAATAAATATATTATTTCTCCAACAAATACTATTGTTGGGACCCTGGGCCTTTTGAATCCAATAAGGTCTGCCAAACAACTGAGAATCACTAGACACCAAAGACCCACTAGGTGTGGTATAGTAAATAGACGAGGAGGCTGTATTCTGCTCTTTTGTAGACTCCCCAGGAATAATATATGTTTGCTGAACACCCTCAAAATTTTGTTCTGGAATCTTGTCACCAATAGTGCCATCCCGTGTAAAAAAGTGACGGGCATAAACCTGTTCACGCTTACCAAAGAAAAACATGGCACTGCCATATGGATCATTAGACATTCGCAAAAAATCAGGCCATTTACATGTTGAGGCTACAATATCTAAGGGTACCCCAGAATGATCAGCCTGCAAGGATGCAAAGTTTAAGGCACCAAAGCCAATGTCACACATATCCCCATCTTGTATTACAGAACTAATAAGCTGTAAGGGAGGACAGGCACCCTGCTCCTGAGGCTGTTCGCATGGTTTGGCAGCATCCCAGTGCTCACCCCAACATGGGGTACACCCAACCACAAACAACTGAGTTTGCTTAGGGTCAACAGAAACATTTTGTCTGTTTTCAGTTCCTGTTTTAAAGTACCCGTTAGGATTTTCAGTGTCCTTTAGCTTGTTAAATAAAGGATGCCCTGTAGACCCAACACCTAACGGACCCCCACGGCCAATATCCAACCCTCGAAGCCTCCAAACCAAACGTTCAGACTCAGGATTATACAAAGAGGAGTCCACCAACGCAAGCTTGTTAGGATCTGGAAGCAAAACCCTAAATGCTCTGTACTGATTCCCAGATACCTTAGGAATAACAACAGTTTTAGGGTCATTCACTTTTGTGATGGGAAAATAAGGATGTCCCACAGTTAGCAGCCGTTCGCTGGAGGCATGGAAGAATACTGAAGTTTCCACCACGTAATCATCTGTAGGCAGTATTTTAGCCACAGGCTGAGAGGGTGGCAAATATAATTTACCGGATGGAGGTAACCACAGTGACATCTGAAAAACAATTAAACAAGGTCCCGTCGTTTGCGTTTACGTACCAAGGAAGGATGCAAATAAAATGTATCAGAAGAAATAAATGAATCCACAATTACAAAAGGTACATATGGCTGCATGGGAACAGGTTGAGGTATAGGAAAAGTGGTAGGACGTTTACCACCAGTAGAGGTTATTATAAATTGTAAAGCAGCACCAGGAGGTAATGCTACAGTTTCCAAGGCAGGAGATATAGAAACACCCTGAAGGCCTGCAAAGCGTAGGCGGGACGAGGTAAAGTCCTCAGCATAAGTATCTTCTAAGTCAGCATTTAGTAAAGGCTCCTGTATTGTATGACCCTCAATAAAAGACGACTCAGCAACTGCAGAAGCATTAGAAATAATCCCTGACTCTCCAGAATGCTGACCTATAGGACGCAATTCAATAGAGTCAGGATGAATACTACTAATATCATAATAGTAATGTACGTGTGGCCCAATTTGCAGGCCACTACGTGTACGAATGGTGCCACGCTGCCCCAACCGGCTTATTCTTACATGACCTTCTGGTGTTTCTGAAACGCGTGGCCGCCCAAGGCGGATTACATCTGCAAAATCCGGGTCAGGAGCAGCAGCAGCAAGTGTATTTAAATCCTGCTCAAACTGTAAGGTTACCTCCTCCTCAAAGGCGGGATTTTCAAATTGAAATGTTACCGCCTGACGTGGGCGGTTTAAGAAGTTTACATTTCTAGTTCTAACTTGCTGCACCCGCCTGTTATACAGGTCCCTTGCCCTTTGGAACGCCCTTTGGAAAGCCCTGGGGGTGCTTGTGCGAGGTTGTGCTGCAGGTTCAATATCAAAGGTAGAAGACCCTCTGGATTGTACAAATGTATCCAAAGGTATAGATTCACCAATATCAACAACTGTACCATCGGTGGCAGCTGCACCAATAATAACCTCTGCGGCTGCTTGTGACACAGGGTCTGTAGGATGACCATACACAGAAATATATGATGGGGTGGCATGTCTACTACTATTTAATGATACACGTTTAGGCGTGGAAGTGGTGGGCTGCACCTCTAGGACAGCACTGGTAGAGTCAATAGTAGCAACAGCTGGAGATGTAGTATCAATAGTAATGTCAGAGACAGGGTCTAAAGGGACAACAATATCGGGCTGCAGAGGGTCTACAGGTACAATAGCATCGGTGGGCGTTGGGGGTACCTCCAGGGGAACAATGGAAGCCGTGTCGGGGGTTACCACATCTACAGGAACAATGTCAGGGGGGCCAATGGGATCAACCACCACACTTGGCCTAAGTGGTGTGCCCTGGGATGTTACACGTCCTCCTCCTCCTGTTCCTATAGGAACATACCCAGAGGAACCCCCTGTGCCCTTACCCGTTCCTATACCCAAGCCCCCAAAGTACACCACACTGGCAATCCATTTTAAAATTTTATCAGCTAATGTGGTTTGTTCTACTTTATTACGTACATCATCTGGACATGTACCTGACCCCACACAATGTCTATATATATTTTCTACAGTGTCCCTTTTGCGCCGCTTTGCAGAAGGCTGTGCATCCATTTTACTATTCCAACTATATACAACAATATTTTGGGGAAGGGACACATTTACAGGGGACAGTTAGGCAGCATTATTGGCATGTGGTTACAATGATTCCAGATTACCTAATGCACATGATGTGCCTTTAGGTAATTTCACAGTTTGCATAAACAAGTCTCTTTGCATTTTATCTTTAAAGGCTACTAGTATTCGTGCATGCCCCTCTGTACCAGCTCCCGTCACCCATGTAAAGCCTGTACTAATATTTACATATAAGCCACTATATTTTGTTTTACACCTGTACCTCCAACATTTTAGTGTGTTAGATGGTCCTTTTACTATTAATATGGGGGGATCCCTAGCCTCAGCTTGTAACCTTGCAAGTCTCGACGGATAGTGTCTATTAGGGCTTCGATGTCTTGATCCCACTGATGCAGAAGTGTCAGAAGCAGATTCTGTGCCTGTTCCCCACCTGTGTCGCGATCTATGTTTTCTTTCTCTGAGTCTTCGTCGCTTCCTTCGTCGATTGTCTGAAGTGCTTTCCTCTGTGTCGCTTTCGGACGTCGCGGTGGTGGTCGTCGAGGGGTACCGTCTACGTCGCTTTCTTTTTCGTTCAGGTAGTCTCCCGGCTTGGGGATCGGTACTGGTGGCGTCAGGCCCCCGCGACGTGCTGGCAACAGAAGAAGCACCAAATATAGTGTCAGTTCCAGTTCTTACTTGCCATACACCTTTATGTCCATATTGCATTGCCTCTTTGTCAAACTGTACATAATAGTGTTTGTGCATTTGTGTATCTACGAAATACAGGCCTTTCGCATCTACCTGTGCATGTGTTTTATGCCACAGGTCTTCTGAATCTTGGTAATAAATGTATTTCCACTTTGTATATGGCATGGCTTTATTTTCCTCGTTGTCATATAGCACTTCCACTTGTGCACCACCTTTTTTAAATGTGTTCTCCGGTGGTGTTGTATACAGTTCATGACTGGTATCTGTTAGTCCCCATGGCTCCTGCCCAAATGGTGACTTTTTAAGGCTATCTAGCACCAGTCTCATCATAATGGCTGTTTTCGCCTTGCTTTCTGAGATAGCCAATGGGGGCACTCTTTGTAGGCCCAGCATCTGTATTCCATGCCTTCTGGCAAAGTTCAACAGTACATTTTCTTGCCTTACAAGGTCCCAATATTGTATTTGGGAATCCAGGTCTGTGTGACCGGCCTCATAAAGCCCCAGTAGTTTGTCTTGCACAACATCGAAACGTTGCACCAGTGTCTCCATCTGTACTGTCCTCTGGTTCACACAGGTCTAACTGCTGCTCCAGCTTGCTAAAAAACATTTCCAATCTGCATGAGTGATCTTGTACACTACATTGCCATTACTATCTACTGGTAGTTTATGTGGAAAATTATATCCTGTTAGTCTACTATGTAAATATTTTAAAGATGTCTCTGCATGCACATTAATGTTGGAGGTTACAAGCATAGGTGGCAATTTTACTTGCATAGGCGTTTTATGTTTACAGTCAACTGATACCTCATTTCCATCTAATCCACTTCGCATATATACATCCATAAACTGAAAACATGGAAATGTGGCATCATCTATAAGTCCTATTTTTGCCTCTGTAAGTGGTTGTAGCCAAAATTGACTTTTGCTATTAGCATACGATACTACTTTACCTTGTAAATATCGTATTAAGCTATAACAAAACATAGACTTTCCTGTGTCTGGTGGTCCCCATATAACAATACAGTTTTTTTTTGGTTCACCTTTTAGGAACAGTCTTAAACTTGTTAGAAATGGAATAATAGACACATCCTGATATTTCAGTAAATTAATTAGCTTTTTCCAGTCTCCTTCCCCATCAACAGTTTCCCCACACTTTTTTATCCATTGTCCTATAGACATTTGGCGCATTTCGTATCTTTTATACATTTTTACCATTTTTGCACAGTCCGATACATATTTATATTGATTGTTACTTTTTAGCCATGCTGCAGCATTAGGTTCTACATCTGCTAAACATGCATATTGATATGCTAATTCTGCTTCTTCCCATATATTATTATCATATGCCCATTGCACCATAGGAGCTAATTCAAAGGTGTCTGCCTCCTGCTGGTGGTTTAACATAGTTTGCTTCTTTAACCAATCAGGCATTACACCCTCTGTAAAGCTAATATTTGATAAGCTATGTCTATAGAAAAATAATGCTACTGCAACACTTTTATGCCGCGGTGGATCTGCAAGTATTTGATACTCTTCTACATTAAATATATTACATAATAACCTTGTTACTGTATCTCTGCATTTTGAGCTAGCAAATTCAAATAATATTAACACCGTAACCCCTGTGCCCATACTTGGATTAAGAATTTGAAAAAAGTCACAATGTGGTTTTAACAATGTTTTTGACGCTTCTAACATTTCTGCTCTTACACCATAAATTACCGCCACCCAGCTGTGGCAGCATGTTTTATTACTTTTAAACGGTCTTGTTAGTTCTTTATATCCCACCCCAAACGTGTTTTTAAATTTTGTTAATGCTGTTGCAAGCCTGTTGTTACTATGCAAAATGTCCAGGCACTGTGTATCCCCATTTTGCGTTGCACTCACAGACTGCTGCTCCTGTTCCCCATTAGTCTCATTACTAGGTTGTGCCGCTTGCGATGCTACCTTTTCCACCCTTTCATTAGAATCTTCAGCTTCATGTCCTAAGCCACTGCCCTCAAACAGCCGTCTTTTACTGCTTGTTCCTCGTGGCGACACACACAACGATTCAAGTCTGGGACTCAAATCTAAAACCTGCTGCTTCGGGCTAGGACTAGTATACTTTCGTTTTAGCACACTTAGCAGCTGACTGTCCTCTTCTAGCTGCTGCCTATTTAACAGTGCATGGGGATTTCCCTCATCGGGTTCATCAATGTTATTAATTAAATCAGAAACATCTGTCCCATCGCTTTCTTCAAATAATGCTTCCAACGAGTCTAGACACTCATCGCATTCGGCTTCAGTCTCTATAAATTGTATGGCCTCTGTAGTATTGTCAATACAAAAAGATGTACCTTTAGTGTCTTTGTCCTCCATTTCGTTCTCGTTGCTTGGCACAGGCAGGACACACAATGTCAAGGTCTCCACACAGCTGTTGCTCAAACCCTCTGATTCCTTCGTCCGTGGCCAACACATACATACACAATCCCTTATGACAAACCCCACATTCTGTCACCACCCGGTAAGGACACTTATCCTGCTCTTCCTGCTCCTCCTTTTCAAATGTAACCTCCTCACCACACAGCAAATTTTCAGGTAAAATTAAACTATGCAGTTCTAAATCAACATCCTTAATTGTAGGTGCTTTGCCTCTCATTATTATATATTACTAGTACACACACAGTACCTATGTACAATACTGACACAGTCCCCAATTATACCGTAATGCCTAGGTATAAAAATATTTTTAACATACACAATACAGTAATAACAAATACACAGCACAAATATATTTGCCACCCTAGTAATAAAAACGGTACAATATTCATTCCCTGTTACAAACACCCGCAAGCGCCCATGTCCAAATAAAAAGGAAGAGGCACCGTTCTGTGTATCCTTTATATACATTGTACCCCTCCCGGTTGTAATAAAATATCAAAGGGATAATAGTTGCCAACAACAAGCACCCGAACAAGAGATGGCAAAGCACCGCTGCCGGTCATAGGACGGGCGCCAACAACCGGAACAGTTATTACAGAATGACTAATAGCATTGTTAAAACTTGCAGAGTACATACCTGAAACTTGGCAAACGTTGCGCGACCGTTATCGGTACTGCAGAACCCACAAAAATGCATAAAAGTAGCCAAATACCTAGGACGTGGTCTATGCACGTCCGAAAAGGACGGAAGCCAAATACTAAAAGCCAGGTGTGGCAAATGGACATGCAATGAGTCACAATAAATCACACAGAAACAGGACATGAGACTGTAAACATGCCAAACAGTTTAATAACTGGTAAAATGTACAATAAATTAAT